CTTTATCAATGGTTCGCTTGAATACACCTTTCCCCCGGCTCCTACAACAACTTTTTCCTTTGTCATGCTACCGAGATAGGGAGGGCACCCTCCTATCTCGTTGAACCATAAATCGTCCTTTAATTGAGCATCTGGGAATGATATAGACATGTACCCATCCTCGCAAGTACACCCAGAGGAATGAGAGCAGTTTGTCACTCGCATATATGAGTGAGGATGGGGTATAGTGACCCCTCTTAAATTCTTTTGCCAGCCCTCTAACCGCATCTTTTTACAATGCGAAGTTGGACAGCGCAAGTTCACCGTATCCCCCTTGACGCTACACCTCCATACAAAAAAGGATGCATACATTTTCTCATCTGCCTCTATCACATCAAATACATCCCTATCAGATGCCCTCATTGCTAGCCTCTGGATTGTGGTTGTTTTGACAACTTTGGACAGGATGCTGTCTACATATCCATAAATGGAGGCTTCCATAATATCATGTAGCAATCGTATATGCAGTTCGTCTCCAGAGCACAACAGCTCACTCATAAATTCTTCATGTGTCTTGTGCTTAGTTGTCATCAAATCCTTGAACTCTTGATTTCTAATATGCACACCGCTGGTCATGTATTGAGTGACCACTTGTTTGATTCCCGAGGAAGGGGACCTAGGACTCAATAAATTAACGGCTGTTACATCCTGCAGCAGAGCGGCATAATTTATATTGGGCATATATATTGGGGAGAGCCAGTTCTCCACCACTCTCTTCAGCCACGGTCTTATAGATGAGCATTTGCATAGAGAGAAAAGGTAACTCACGTCTCTTGATAAATTGTCAGGAAACCCCCTCATCGTCATCTCCAAAGGGTTTATTCCATTGTAACCCATTAACGTCCGCGGTATCAACGATATCAGCAATATAAGCTGGTCCATGCCCATGGGAATCCCCTCAGTGTTCACATACTCAAATTTCCCTTGCTTCCCCATCGTTAATGTCCACCCCTTAGACCCCTCTACCGCCTTTGAAATTCCTAGGCCTAACAAAGGATGATAATTCAGGAAATCATAAATACAAAGACTGCTCATGAACAGAGCGACAGAGTAAGGGACTCCAGCAGAGACTGTTGACTGGGTCGCTGATAGCGCATTTCCTGATATAGTACTCAACGCATTCTCTAGCGTCATCACTTCAGCATTGCTGAATGGAAACATGCGCATGATTTTCTTCAGATCCATAGCCAGGGGGACTCCTCTCCACACAGGGACCTTCCCGTATAAGAATAAGTCTTCAGACATCCATGTTTCAAGAGGCTTAAGTGGAAGTCCCGCTGATGTAAAGGAGGTTACCAAATCGTGAAAGATGCTATCTAATTCATTTTCCATGTCGTGCAATCCCTCATCTGTGGGATTACCAGCCTCGTCGACTTTATTTGTGTATAAAGTAACCTGAAGAACCTGGTTATCTCCCATCCCCATAATCTTATATGTACAGTTGTGCCTTGATAGGATTACTTCTAGACCACAGACTGTGAACACCGTCCATCCCTTTTGCCTCAATCCCTCCATCCCTCCCTTGTGACCCCTAAATGATAATGGCTCCTCGACTTGTAGAATCCCTCCAGATATGTTAGGGAGATAAGTCCCATCAGCTAAGTAATAATAGCACTCGGAGAAAATATCGTAAGTGCAGTTGAATATTTCGGACAACCCAAACAATTCCCCCATTGCTGTGAAGACCCCAAGAGTCATTTCTTTCCGCATGTGTCCATTCCACTTCTCAAAATCCAGGGAGAGACAAACCACTCGCGAGGCCCATGTTTTGTCTCCCCCTTTTCGCTTGTTGAGTGATGATTGGGATTTTACAGTGGAATATGTCTTCTTTGTCAATTCTAAGAGCGTGTCTGTCATTGTGATTTGAGGGAAATACTTTAATATATGATCAGAAACTAATTGTTCAGTCAGTACAACGTAGACCCTCAAAAGATGTGACATTAGTGCGAACATCCTAGGCACCGGATTTAGCTCTCTCTCCTTGGGGGTCAGGCCTATGATTTTGTGATCATCTGGAAAGTGACCTTCGTTAACTTCTGCTAGGAATTGTCTAGGATTGAGTGTTTTATCTTCCAACCACCTCTTCACTCCTCGCCTTTTGTCAGGGTCCATTACTGTCT